CAGGAGCTTCTTCTACAGGAGCTTCTTCTACCGGAGCTTCTTCTACCGGAGCAGGCGCTTCTACCTTCTTCGTGCGGCTCGCTCTAGTCTTGGCGCGTTCCTCGGCTATGTGTTCCGATACGGTTTTGACTGGTGCGGCTTCTTCACCCTTCACCTTCGTTGCGTCTACCACGGCGTCCGCCAACTTGTCAAGATCTGTTTTCTTCTCAACTGTTGCGGGTGCAATTTCGCCCGCTAGTTCGCGCAAATAGTTAGACGTCGCCAACAAATCCTGTTTACTCTCGTTTCCTAATAATTCGATTACTACTTTCATTTTTTCTTAAAATTAAAAATTGTTTCTAATAGCTCGTTTTTGTTCACTCTGATTTTTCCTACGCCGTTCTCGTATCGGGTGAGCTTTCCCGAATTGAGTTGATAGCGTATCGCGTTTTCCGTAACCTCGGCGATCCGGGCGGCTTCCGCGACTGTAATTAACTCTACTTTTTCCATTGCATCTTTTTGTTGAATTTAAAACTAAGTTCATTAGAGCCTCTAAAGGTTTTAACGTGATCGGAAAATGCGGCTTTCCGGGCTTGTTCGAAAATGCTTTCGTACCGTTTGGCGTGTGGAATTATGAAGCCTCGGATTTTATATTTAAATTTTTTTCCGGCTTCTTCTTCTCGTAGCAAATCTTTGTAGATCATTCCCGAAATACCCGGATAACCGTATATGTTCGTGACCTCGCCGATCGTTTCGCACGCCTTGATCCTCTCCGTTATCACCTTGTAAAAGAACGCTTCTAATTTATAAATGTCTATCGCTGCCATATCTAGTAATGTTTAAAACGATTCTCCGGTCTCGGAATAGTTCAACAAATTTAGAAGGCTTTTCAGTTGTTTTATCGATTGAGATTCGGGCTTTATAGCTTCAATTAAGCGGAAACCGCACCTTCTTTTCAAATGAACTGGGATACCATCCGTGTTTCCCGTCTCGCGTCCTTTGGTTACGATTGGCGGCGTTCTCATTTCTCTTTCGATGTGACAAAGGTACGGCTTTATTTTGAACTACCAAACGTTTTCCCAAAAAGCTTTAGTAATTTAACTCTGATTAACTGTTTTGAAGGTTTGATAACAGCGTAAAAGATGAATGGCCGTTTTTCAACGTATCTTTTACACCTTAACTGTGTGCGTATCAGTTAGTTAAGTGGCAAAAACGGGAAAATGTAAAAGATGGAAAGACGTTTTCTATAAAGTTTAAAATAAAATATTTTCCATAAATTCATTCACATATTAATTCATATATTTACATATTTTATAGATTATATTACTTTTTCATTTTTATCTCTATATATCATCTTTACATCTTTTACATTTGGTATATATTGATAGATAAAATACTATGAATAAGCAAGTTAAGTGTAAAAGATACAAATTTTAATCTTTTACATGCAAAAACGCCAATTCGTTAAAAATCAGCGTTTTAAATTTTTGAGTGTAAAAGATGAAAGGCGCTTTGTAAAAGATGAAAAGGCGTTATTTGCTGAAATCTGCTGAAAAATTCACGTGAATTGTAGATTTCGGGTTTTTATTCGAAACTGTGATTTTTTGGATCGGTTTCCCTATTTTGAAGAAAAGAAACTTTTTTTGCTTGACCGATCCGATCACGTCCAGCGTATCAACGCTATTAAATTCTATTTTAGTTGTGTCCGGTCCGGCGGCTATTTCTATATTGTTCCATCCGTCATTGTACTTTGCGGTTCTTACGTCCCCGACGCGCACCGTCTTAATAACCGTGTCGATCTTCGTCACCACCTCGGTGCGCGTCGCGTTCTTAAGCTCCCTAATCTTTATCCCCGCCTCGCGTACCTTATTATATAGATCAGCGTTATACAGTTCCAGTTCGTCCCGCTCTAATTTTAGCTGCCTAGCCTGTTCCGCATAATCTCCCGCCGTAGTCCTAAATGTTACGGCTTTGGTGTTAAGCACGGTAATGTTGTTTTCCTGCCTTTCCAGCTCTTTTCTCTGCCTTTGTACTGTCTTATACGAAGCGTACAATAAAATGGCTAGAAGGACAAGCAAACACACTAAAATCTTATCTAATGTTATTTTCATAGGTGTAAGATTTGGCGTTTCACGCTGTTCTTATCATACGAGATGTGCACCCAGGAGAAATTCCTCTCGTCGATAAGCTGGCAATACGGCAAATTGAGTTCCTGTGCCAGTTCAAAGAGTTTCTTATTCTCCTGTTTGCTCCCTGCTGTAATGTCCGCTGCCTGCCCCTTCATGTGCTGCGACGTCCTAGAACCTTTCACCGCCGTGTTTAGGGCGGGCGATCTGTACCCGCTTGTAACAATGATCGGTTTGCCATAGGCGTTCCGTAGCGGGTCTAGTACGTTATTGATTAGCTGTTTCAGATTCTCCAATACTTCCGGCGTCGGGTCGTTGTTGATCTTCTTCGCCTTCGCCGTCGTCGACGCGGTTAGTTCTTGAATTGTGAAGTTTACCATTTTTCAAGTGTTTTATGAAGTCTATATACTTCGTATTAATGATTATATCCAGTACTGTAATAAACTCATTATCCGGTTGGATCTGCTTAAAATTACGGATAATGTTTTTCGAGTACACCAACGCAAATAATGTTGTAAGTAATCGCAACAAGTCCGTATAATTCCCCTCCGGCTCTATAAGCCGTGCGCCTGCTGCTGTGAATAGAACCACGATCGCCGCGATAGCATATTCGAAAAAGGCGTGGAATGCCTTTTGGTGGCTATATTTTTCACCAGCCCGTAAACCTGCAATAAGTCCTACTATAAAGTTTAATGTGCCAAATAAGATTATAAGGACAAAAAAAGTCATTACATCATTGGTAACTGTTAATAGGAAAGCTATAGACGCGACGCGCGCCGTATCGAAAATTCCATCCATTATTTTATTAAACATATCCTAGATTGTACCCTGTGTGAACATTCCTCTTTAATCAGACCGGCGGTTTTAAACGCCGTGATTAACGGGACTATAAATAAATCAGCCTTGCCGCGTTCTGCTTCAAACTGCCTTGCCTTGTTATCATCGGCTAGAACGTAGCTGCCATTATAGTTTTGTATTTTTAAGCCACTCGCCGTGCTCTGCTGCTCGCTTGTCTGCAAATAGCGCGCAAAGGCGTAGTAACATAATACTTTATTAGCGCCGGTACGCGCCGGCGTATCACTTAAATACTCCGTCGGTATCTCTTCATACGATCGGTGAAGCTGTGGCGACATGTCAAGCATATCGGCTTCATAAAAAGCCTTTTCAATGTCGCTATCTTTAACGTCCTTCGCGATCGTGAATAAATCTCGTAATAGTTGAATCGGGTATGCCATATCAATCTGTTATTACTTGGTCGGCGGGTGTAGCCGGAACAATATCCGCGCCGCCTTCCAAATCGTTTTTAATCTTAGTTAGTTCCGGGTCTATGTCGAATATGTAGGCTAGATCGCGGGAAATCTTATCACGGACACGCGCCAATGAACGGCGGTAAACGCGTTGCATCTCCTTAACCACTTCTCCCGACGCGTTCGAAAAGCTGATCAATGATGAATCAATAAGCGGGATCGGAATTGTAAAACAAGAAATAGCGATGTCTTTCCGCAATGGTTCACAATACGATTTGTAAAGATCGGAATCAATAGGCGTACCTATTTGATCCACCCGGATAAAGGGCTTCTCTGTAATGCCTACATTCTCATCTCGTACTGTAAGAACCGCGCCAGTACCCTCAACGCCCATCATTTCGGTAATTGCGTCCCGGAACTCGTTTTGTTCTTGATCGCTTTGAAACATTCCGTGCGATACAACACTGCAAGCGTGGAAACCACGCGCTAGAACGTTCTCGACGTACAACGCATTCCCGTGTTCGGCTCCCATTTCCGGCTGTACTGCATGAAACGGGCTGATAGGATACGGGCGGCGGTTTGAGAAGTTAGCATAATAGAGTTGTCCCGGATGGTTTTCAATACCTCCGTACTCTTCGCACTCTTTCCAAAAGTTTTTCGGGTTGAAGTTAGGATAAACTACGCCAGTCTTTACGTTCGTGTCCTTAAGCGTCTCACGCTCCCAGTTATCAAATACGCGCCATTTTCGCACGATCGAATCACGTTTGTAGTCCTCGTTAAGAACGGCACGAACGTAACTGAACGGCACGGGGTAACAGTACAATGGCCTGCCATCGCCGCCGTATTGCACTATTAATCCGTAACCCCTGTATCTTGGTATCTCGTCCGCCACGAACTCTAAAACGTCGTTCATGTCCTGTCCGTGTTCGTTCGTCTTAGCTGCAAACTCTTCGTTAACGAACCCCTCGCAAATGATGTTTTCCTTTGCCTTGTCGCAACACGCCGTAGCCGTTTTGCTCGCGTCTATAAGGTTTGCGATCCGTTGAGGGTACAAATTATCTATGTCGTAACTAACTATGCCCTCGCTAGCGCGGGGCGTTAAATTCAACGCCTTTCGCACTAACAATTCTATTCTTTTTGCTGCTATCATACCAATTTAGTTTTATTATTCTTCGAACTCTTTAAGACCCTCCGCGGCTGCTGCTTCTGCTGCTGCCTTGTTTGCTGCTCTAGTAGCCGCTGCCTTTTTAGCGGCTTCGCTGCGTTTCGCTGCTGCGATCTCTTCCTCCGTTAGTTCCGGCTCTTCTACAGCTGCCATCATCGCCACGGCTTCCGGTTCTACTACCTCTTCCGGTTCTACTACCTCTTCCGGTGCTTCCGGTGATTCCGGTTCTACTACCTCTTCCGGCTGCTCTTCTCCTCCTAGTTCCGGGATCGTAACGGCTTCCGCCTGCATGTCGATAAAGTACTCGCGGTAATTCTCGTTTGATTCCATGAAGTAAACGGCTTTTTCATCGCTTGTGTTGAAAGCGCGGTATACTCTTCCATCCTCGATCGAGTTGATGAATAGTCCCGGTTTCATTACGTAGCGGGTGTGCTTCCCTGTCAAATAACGTTCGTCATACCAGCGTTGCGCGAACAAGCGATCCGCCCCGCATGTAATATCCAATTTTAGGTTAGTCATTGTTTGGCACAATGAAACTATCTGTCCTATATCTGTAATTTTTTCCATCTTTTAATAAATTAAATTGTTTTTAAACTTTCGGTATCTTTAGACCCGCGTACGTCTCTTTTGAAATCGTTACCAACATATCACCCGTTGACGCTTCCGGCGTTTTAAGTGTCACCGTTGAAATGCCGCCCGTACTTGAATCGGTTGCAAGGTCTGATGCTTCCAAGCCGCAAAACGCGCCCGCCAAATAATAGTAACCCAATTTAGATTTTAAGGCTACCCTAAAATTACCTTTTAAAATTTCCGTTAACGCCAAACGGTACGCGGTTTTATCCAAAGAGGACATAATCTTAATAACAACGCTCTGATCCTCTGCTGCGGGTACTGTATCATTTGTTTTAATTGCGTCTTGATACATAACGGAATTATTAATGGAGTTAACTATGTATCCCTTTTTCCCAGTTATCATCGTGATTGTCCCCACCCCGCCGGATTCTGAAATCGTGGAGATGTCTGATGAGTTGATAATAATCGCTTCATCTATTTCCCCAGTTCCTCCCAGTACTCCCAGGTTCGAGCAATCAAATGCAATACTTCTACTTAGTTTTTTTAAACATGCCATATAATATCCTCCTTTATGATTCCGTTACGATCGCCGCGGCTCTCAATGTGTTATAACCGGCATCTGCGAAGCTTAGTCGAGTTTCGCCGATAACATTTTCCGATGTGGATAGTGTAATGGTCGTGAATCCGCCGTTCGCGTTCAAGTCCTCCGAAATAGCTGTAGCGTTCAAACCGTAATTATACCCATAAACGCGGTGGCTCCCGGCTTTAGTCTTAACAAGCGCCAGGAACGTACCGTTTAAAATCTGATTTACGATCTGCGTTCCGTTCGCGTTCCCTTGATACAATGTGAACGTAACCGCCTGCGTCAATGCTGTCGGCGCGTTGTCGTTCTGTTTCAGTTCTTCCGTAGCGTTTACGCCCTTCTTGTTACTCTCGACCAGCACGGCCTTAGCGCTCGCGGCTATCGTTATAGTAGCAATACCATCTGCTACGCCCTTTGACACAATATCGGCGAAGTTGATAAGGAGCATTTCGGCTACGCCTGTCGCCCCTCCGTCGCAATCGACTAAGATCGCCTTATTTAATTTAGATAAGCATCCCATAATTTAAGTTAGTTTTGCGGCTGTGATAACGTTCCATGCCGTCGTAGTTAATGTTACTCTATTTTCCCCTCTAGCATCGTCCGGCGTTTTAATAGTTACCGTAGTAAAACCGCCATTTGCGCTAGAATCCGTATCAGCCTGTGAAATTTCAAGCCCGCATTTTAAGCCCGCCATAACGGGTGACGCATTAATATCATTCAGCTTTATCGCCGCCATAAACCGCCCGGACAATAACGCCCCCAAAATCGCGTTCGCGTCGGTTAGGTTCTTGTTGTATAGCGTGAACATTACCGACTGATCCAAACCCGCCGAAACGTCCGATAGCTTAAGAGCTTCCGTCAACTTCGCGCCGTTCTTGTAACATTCTACCGGAACGGTTTTTGCGCCGGACTTCAATGTAATAGCCGTGATGCTATTATTGCCGTCCACCGTCGCCGACGTTACGTCGTCGAAGTTGATAAGGTACATTTCAGCGATACCTACGCTGCCGGGTTGGCAGTCGTAGGTAATTGCTTTATTTAATGTCTTTATACAAGCCATCTATTTTTTGTTTTAGTTGTTAAACACCTGCTGCGGTGCATAATTTCATATACTGCGGAACTGCAAGCATTGCATCAGCCGCGAACACGGTTGTACTGTAATACTTACGGTCTTTAGCGTCACGGATGAACGGATCGATAGTCAGACTTGCATCTTCCAAAGCCAACTGAATGTTAGTTTTCGGAGAGAAAGCGATGAATGACTGAACTGTCAATGCGTCACCCTTAGCACTGTTGGACACGTGTCTCAACTCGTTCAACTTGTAACCTTCAAAGTAGTACGCCGGTTTGCCATTCTCCATGTTAGCCTGTGCCAAATGGTTATCCTTAGCTTCCACCAGGTCCTTGTAAGCACGCATAACGTTGCTAGTTACGTAGAATTCTGAATCGTCCAGTTGATCCGGGCGTTGGTTGTCGATACACCATTTCAAGCACTCCAAAACGTTAGCACTAGATCCAGATGGAACAAGGGTTTTAACTTCTTCGGTTGATGCCTTCATTTGCTTGATAATACCGCCGTTTTTGAAAACTGTGTACTCACCTGCTGTATCGGTTGTTTTCAGACCGTCCAACCATACAAGGCGCAGCATATCAGCCTCAAGAACTTTCAGAATTTCATTCTGCATGAACGCTGCCAACTGTGTTTGATCGAAATCATCCGAAAGGTGAACACCTTTTGCAACCATTTTGCCCCAAAGGTCTTGCAGACAAACCACGATAGGCAACTCAATCTGTGCGTGATCGTAGTATTTCACTTTGTCCTGCAAAGAACTGTACTTATATTCGCTGTCACAACCCGCGGAACGTCTAACCGCTTTGTCTGTTGCTGTGAAAGTCAAGATAGGTTTGCCCTTTTCAATGCCCGCTAACACTGTTACACCGTTGGACAATTCGCCTTCCAGCCCCATTGTCAATGAGATAACATCGGCTAGGCTGTCGATATTCAATTTGTTTAAATCGCTAAATGTAAATGCCATAATTTTAATGTTTTAGTAGATTAGTATTTGAATTTTTTACGCATTTCTGCCGCGGCCTTCTGAACCTCTTCACGGCTCAATTTTGTTTCGGTCTTGGTTTCGGTCTTCAGCTCTGTTTTTGCTGCTGCCGGAACGCCAGTGCGTTTGCTTAGCTGCGTCTTAAGTTCCGAAACAGTTGTTTTCAGCTCGGTAACTTCTTTGCGGAGTGCTGCAAGTTCTTCCGGTGTAGCCGTTTTCTTCTCGTCTTCCGGCTTTTCTTCTGTCTCTTCTGCAAATTCATCTTGCCCGCGCTCTTTGCGATCGGTTTCGTCCTCAACTTCTTTAACGTTGGAAATTTTTCCGGCAACGACTGATATAATCATGTCCTCACCTTCTCCAATCGAAATGTAGTAGTCACCATCTTCTACCGGGTTGCCCTCGGCGTCCTGTACTTCGTCACCTAGAGCCGCTTGGTCGCCTTGTGCGATGATAACAAGCTCTTTCCCCTCTTTGGTTGTGACGGTTTCCCTAGCCAGCTTAGTAGATTTAACTCGCTCGACTAATTTTGTCCAAAATTTACTCATTGATAAATTGTTTAAATTGTTATTAAATAAAGAACTAGTTGCCGCAGGAAGTCCCACCAAATCGGCACTAAATAAATCTCTAACTTCTGTTACGGTTGCAGTTTGCGCTTCTTCGTCCAGCTCTTTAACATCGTACTGGTTCACCGATACTCCTAGTAGTTCCGGCTCTTTCTCGATCATGGCAACCATAAAATTAAACTCGTTAGGGTACGCCTTTTCCAACGCCTCCGACATAACCAGATCGGCGTAAACGGCTGTCTCGTCGTATTGGAAGTTGGTGAAATAGCCTACGTAACCGTCTAGCAAGTCCGCACCGTTATGTGTCCGGCGTGCGTGAATAGGCCGGGAATTACCCAGACTAACCAGCGACGGGAAAGCGCTCGCAGAGATGAATAATTTATAAGCCTTCCCCCCTTCTTCATAGTAGTTTGCGGTTTCCCCGGCTTCTATAATACGTAACTTTTCAAATATTTTCATACATTACTTTATTATTGGTACAAAGATATATTATTTAATGGCACGAAGCCACGACATTACCTATGATTTACAGGCTAGCCGCTACTTGTACGCTATTATATTGCTGCTGACCCTCGTCTATGTCTGTTACTGCCACGCGCGGAGCTGGAACGCTAGCCACTGAATCGTACATGATCGCTGCCAGTTTTTGAAGGCTGTCATTTGACAGGCTGAAATTGTTTGGTAACGTCATAGTCGATCCGCTGCCTATGTCTATTTTTCCGCCGTTGGCGTATCGGTACACGCCCGACGATCCGAACGAACGCCCGCCGTACTCCATGTTTAGAGCTGATAACGCGTTGATCGCGCCGGACGCTTTACGGTTCAAAATATACACGTTCTCACCACCCTCGGCCTCGAACTGTTGCCCGTTAGATCCGGTGAACGTCACGCCGCCCGCCGCATGGCTAGCCCCGTAGATTTGCCCGCCCTTCGCGTATTTCCTCACACTTGTGTTGATCTTGGTGTCCGGCTCTTTGGTTTTGTTAATGCTCATAACGTTTTTCATACCCGCCGCCACTACGATAGCCGCCTGCGCAATACCAAAAATACCGCCCTGTGCCAGTGCTTTGGACGCACCTAGATAAGTATTGATAAGGGCCTGCGCCGTGGCAAATGCTTTGCCCGCTGCGCTCTCTTCACCCAGTAAGCTAGAGAGTTGTCCGGCTGTGCCCGCTGCCATCTCCAATTGCGCGTTATAGTACTTCCGTCTTACTTCGTCCTTCATTATCTCGAAACGTTCGGTTATCGCGGTTGTTTCCGCTCCGATCGCTTCTGCGTTCGCGATCTCGGCTGCCTTCTGCGCCTCTAGTTTCTGTAACTGAAAATCTAGATCATTCGTCATTTTAATTTCTGCCAGCGCCCGATCGTTCTCTAGGTTGAGGGCTTGACGGTCTCTTTCCTTCTGATCTTCCTCGTCTTTTCGTGCCTTGACCTCCGCGGCGTATTCCAACTCGAGTTGGCGGACGTTGTTGATATACTCCTGTTCGCCTATAAGTCCCTGCGCACGTCTGTACGTCTCAATCTCTATTTTTTGATCGTTGACCGCTTGCAGTTCTTGCAACGATATTTTAGCCCCTTCCAGCTCCCGTTGTGCTATGTCGAGTTGCATACTTGTAACGGCTTCTGAATACTTTTTCAGCTGCGCGTCCTGCGCCTTCTTAAGCTCGTCCATCTGCTTCTTATAGGCGTCTGCTTCTTTCTTCGCTGCGTCTTCCGCCGCTTTCTTCTTCGCTTCCGCCGCTGCTTTAGCCGCTGCTACCTGCTTGTCGCGTTCCTGTTTAACGAACCCGGACACCTGCCCGGCCATTTCCTTTTCCTGTGTGGCGTAGCTCGCTCTAGCCGCTTCTAGCGCTGCAAGGGCTTCCTGCTCTTTCCGCAAATCTTCGTCGCTTGAATATCCTAGTTGGTTCTCGGCTTTGATCTGCTTGTACTTTGCATCCAGTACGGACAACTCCAAATCACGGATAGCGTGTAACTTCGCCGTAGCCTGTTCCAGTAATTTAGTACGTTCCGCCGCTGACTTGTTTTGATCCGCCGCCAGTGTCTTAAGCTCTTCCATCTCTCTCCGCATTTGCGCCATCGGCACAAGCGCCGCCGTTTCAGCTTGGTAAATGCGTTGCGTTTCCTGCGCCAACCGCGCGCCCTCCGCTGCTGCCCTCTTCGTCTCCTCGCTGATAAGCCCTAACTTATCCAAAAGCCATGTAACGCCCTTAGCAAGGTTTTCGAGAAGAAAGGCTACGCCTTCAAACAATCCGGTTATCCAGTCCAGTAAACGCCCGAAAATGACCTTAAACGGGGCAAATGCGGCATTTAAGCTAGTCGCCAACTCGCTGTTACGTTTCATCAGTTTCTCAATGATACCGATAAGAGTTAAGACGAGCGACACGACAAATATGATCGGGTTCGCCTTTAACGCCGCGTTGAACGCCTGCACCCCGGCGATGCCGCTCTTCATCTGCCCTACTAGCGCGCCAGTGCCTCCGGTTAGCCCCTGTGTTTGAAGTATGCCGTCCTTGACGCTCTCGGCGTAATTACCGACATTACGGCGGTTGTCGCCTACCGACTTTTCCAGCTCCTTAAGTTTGTCCGATAACGCTTTAGTCTGCTCGGTTAGGTCTTGCCCCTCTTTGCTCGTGGTCCGCTGGGCCTCGCTCATCTTGTTCAGCTCCGCGGTGTTCTGTGCCAGTTGGGCGCGTAGGGCGTTGACGCTCGTAGCCTCATTGTCTAATAGCGTTTTTGTAGACTTGATCTCGGCGTTATTCTGTTTGTTCGCCTCGGCATTGTCTAATATCGCCTTTTGCGTCTCAATCAGAGACTTATTCAGCTTCTTAACGGTTGCGTCGTACTTGTCTTGCTGTATAAGTCCGTCCGCGTAGTTCTGATTTAGTGTTTCTAGCTCCTTCTTTTCAGAAGCGTACGCCGCTTGCAAATCCTTTTTAGTCTTTGCAAGGACTATACTCTTAGCTATTAACGCATCTAGCCCTTTCTCGGCTTCAGACGTGCCGAAATTGAGGTCTAATAGTGTTACTTGATCCGCCATATTAATTTACTTTAAATCCATTTTGTACAAAGATAGCTTACATTCCCCTGTTGACACGTCAAATTCACCTAACGATTTAATGTAGAAACAACTGTTTAGTTGGGAAAAGTAGTATGCGTCCCCTAACCGAAGGTTTTCCACGTCTTTGTACTCTAATTGTGCTTTTATTTTCACCTGAACCCGTGATCTAAACATGCGGAAATGTCGGTTTATATACGGGTAGTATATAGAACCTACATAAACAAAGGGCATACTCGGCGATGGCAAACTGAAAATGCTAGTAAGTCCCATCTTCGGAAAGATCATACGATCATAAGTGAACTTAACGCCGGACTTGTACGCCTCTTTAACGGGTGTAACAGTGCCAGCCCCATTGCTGTAACTGAATTGTGTAGAATCAATCGTGCACACGTATTGGTCTGCAAACTCGTCCGGTACGTCTACCGTATCAACGCTTAGTAGTTTGTCGCTCCAATCGTGTATATGTGCCCATGCATCCGATGCTCCGTCCCTTAGTTCCGGGGATACTATCGGCTCTATACGTAACGTTCCGTTTCGGTAAATCTTCCGCCAGTGCCACGCCGTACACATATCATCAACTAGCTTTTTCACGTCGTTATATGGGAAGTCCGCGGGTTGAGAATAAATAGTTTGAGACGCGGGGGCGATCGCTGCATCATAAACTATTTTACCCTCTCCACACTTAATCACCTCTTCCGGTGCGTAACCGTCGGGGAACTTAAACCAGTCGTTTCTAAGTACACCGCCAATAGTAGCGACTAACTGTATGTACGAATCTTGTTGGGGGTACACTGTCATTTGCTGATTATCAATCGAGCGGTAAATCCAAATGCGATCCGTCAACGTTCCGTAGAATGAAACAGAGCGACCGATAGCCGATACATTACCCTGCAATTGGATCGTGCGGGGCTTAGTGCTCGGAATAGATGCGCCCACATATTCTACAATCAGGTAGAATGCTTGCCCCTCGCCGGATGCGATGAAGAATCCCGCGGGCGCACCGCCGGAACGTGTGCCAAAGAAACTAGCGTTTGCATAAATGCTCGCGTTATCCATAACAATAGTAGCTTTTTGGGGGTATATGTACCCTCCGCGTCCTTTAGTGTAGTTCTGCGGTACTAGCTTTGTCGATCCCGTCGCTACGTCTCCCTGCCATGTAAGATCGCGCCGTTTAACAATAATAGATGCTTGTTGCGATAACGCGTCCGGCACGGCTACACCTGTGTTGTATTCCGGGTGAATCGCCGGGAACGTGATTTGTGGGAACGTGACGTAGCGTCTCACTAGCTCGGAAAGGTTTGCCGCGCTAATCTGTAACGTTCCATCCTGAACAGTACCGTAAACGGGCGGCGCGGATATAGGTAAACTAACGTCTGACCACTTATCGGTGCTCTCGATCAAGTTAATAGTGTACTCCGTTTGAGACGCTGATACCTTTGCGTAGAATTGTGTCGGCTCGTCAGACACATAAGCGTAATATTTGAACGGAATAGACGCTATCAGCACCTCGGCTACGTAATACTCGCAGTTAAGCAAACCCTTGTTTAGCCCTATGAACGTCCGGTCATTGTCCGGCGTTCTCGGAACTTTGATCGTAGCACTAAACGCTACACTGTCCCCGGTCATAGTAACCGGGGAAATGTTGTTTAATGTGATCTTGACCGTTGCGTTATCTAAACCGTCTATGTCGTAACCGTTAACTCTTAATGATACTACTTTCATCTTATCCCTCCTGTGTGATTAAACAAATTGCAATCTCGTGCGTAGTTGTATTCTCGATTCTCAATTGCCCTGTCCGCGCTGCTCCGGGGTTCGGTGTATCAAACGTTACGTTCATTGTACCTGTTCCCGATGCACCCGAAGTAGGAGAAACGGACACCCAACTTGGGGCACTTCCCATAATCCAACTATTACCTGATAAATATATAACGGGTCTTACTCCTCCTCCGGCCTTGCTGCCCGAAATACGGAACGGAGTTAAACCGATTGAAGTTGGCGCACCTGTTTGATTAATTGTAACTACCGCTACCTCCCCGGTTTGGTCATTATAAAACGTTATAGTTCCGGTTCTAGGGGACGCGCCTGACGCTACGTTATCCCCGATCGTTAATGTTACGGTTGTTTCGCCGGGCGCTCCTTCGGTTGCGTCCGGTGTGATCCACGTATCACGCTGCGGCACAGACCATGCGCCAACCGATGTAACGTCCACGGTTATCGGGTGCGTTAGATAGTCTACGTTAAACGTTGGTGTGTCTACCGATATATCGCCTAAAACCCCGGCCTGTGTAACGACTATATTGTACGTAGCGGACCCCGCCTTACTTTTTAGGACTATGTTACCCATTCTAGCCTCGCCATTGTTGGCAGCTACCGTTGCGGAGAGATTAGATGTACCTGCATTACCATTGAACCTATTAACAGACACGCCGATTTGCGCCGCCGTCGCATCTGCTGGAACAATAGGCGCCGATGGATCCTTCGATAGTTTTAAGATGAAGTACTGTGCCGCCGGAATTGATAAAGTTATGCCTTCCCCGGTTTGTACGGAGGTTGTAGCGGTTATACCGATGCCGTCGCGATCCATAGTGACCGCTTGCACTTTGTACCCCGGTACGTTTGCTCTCAGCGTAGCGCCCCTTCCCCCCATAAAAATAGGTGCTTTTGATCTGATGTTATGTGTGCTTGGAACTTTAAACGTCTCCCAGTAAGCATCCAGTGCAAAGAGTAGGTTACCCTGTTCGAAGTCGTCCGCTGTTAATGTGATCATATCGCCGACCGATAACCACGACGGTGTACTTTGCACCTCCCATGCCGCGTTGCTGTATATGCTGTTAACCAGTCCTTCCGCATACGCCGCACCGATCGTCCACGGGTTTTTCTGAGCGCTAAACGCGATCGACGGCGTAGGCGGCTGATCCGGTTGTTGCGGGAAGATATAATTGTCTTGCAGTTCTGTTGTTCTGAACCTTACTTGCTGCCTGTACGTCTTAGTACTGTTAGACCACCGCGCGCCAGTGTCGCCCACTACCTCGGCTCTAAACCGCTTGTCCTGATATTGGTTTATGCCCGGTATGTTCAAGTCAAACACAATGTTAGATGATACCAACAACTCTTGGTAGACATTGTACCATTCTTCACCGTACTCTAGATTTATAGTGATCTCGGCCTGCTCTGTTACGCCGCCGCGTCCTCGAATAGACGTGAACTTGTTAGACCAAAAATAGTCCTTGAATGCAGCCCAAAACCATTGCCCGTTACGCATGTTCCACCTAGCCCTTAAAGCGCATTGAAGCCCGGCATCGTAAACAACGTCAGACATTAGGCGATCTTCATAGTTAATCACTTGATCCAGCCCGTTACCCCAAACATTCTTAATAGTCAACTTCTTAATATACGTTATGTCGATAGCGTCCCCCAGTACGTAGGTAGTGGGAAATATAACATTACTAGGCGCACCCGTCACGGGTTCAACTTGAACGGATAACGCGTCAGACGGATGTATAACGTAGGGGAAAAATATGTCTAGTGTCTGCCCCGGTATGCGCGGTTTTGGCGGTTGTGGGAGCGCGGCATCTACTCCTAGAGTGTCCCAGTATGTAAGATCACAATGGAATACAGGAATAGTTATATAGTCCGTCGGGTCAGATACCCAAAACAATAGCTCTTGTTGCATAAACCACGGTGTACCCTGTGACTTGTTACGATCCGCGCGCTTAAGCAAAGGGGCAGCAAAAGATAGGTCTATATCCACCCCGTACTGCTGATATGGCAAAGTTACCGTTTTAACGGGTGATCCGCTATTCCTCACAGTAATATTCACGGGTTCGTTTGTTCCCGTTGTCACCTTCACCATTAACGGGCGTGAAGCCCATAAGGGAAGCTGCCCGTCATAGGTCTGCCCATCGGTTAGTGTTACGTCTGCTATCGGTATATATACATCCATCATTTAATATTTAAAGTGTCAATAATAGCATATCTAATTATAGTTACTATCTCGTTTTGTAACTTCAAGACCCTCGCAGGGTTGAGTACATCCGACACCACGCCGCCCGGGTTGTACTTGTTCGGCACTTTGATCCCGAACTCCCCGATAGCTTTCGCGATCGGGTACGCGGCGGTTAGCGGTATGTTCGCGCCTTGCTTGTTCTTGTCCTCGATCCATTTACGTATGATCCATAACGGCGGGCGTTTTCCCGCAATGCGTCCGCCCTCCATAGCCCCAACATATCTCGGTGCGGTGATCCGGGCGTTATTGCCGCTTACAACCAACTTAAGCTCCTTGGCGAAGTTTCCCGAAGCCATCAGCCCCTTAGCCTTGTACGAGGCTTCTATGTCGTCCCGTAGCTTGGTTAGTAGGACTTCTATTTCCAACATTGCGTTTCGTGCCATTACTCGGATAAATTAAGGGTTATCTCCCAACCTGATTTGGGACTGTCGTATATGTTTTGGCGCTTGGTTACCGCTGCGCCCTCGGACTCATAAAGGCAAACCGCTTTTTTCGCTATGTCGGTTATAACTGTAAACGTCCGATCCAGTACGTCGATCTCGGACGAGCTGTCAGTTTCGTAATGAGAAGTGCCCAACACCTGGATAAGCACGGAGATCGAGAACGCCTCGGCGGCGTAGTCGTTATAGTCCTGCCTTCCTCCGGGCACGTCAACAAAGATAAAATCACCCGTTATATCGTTTGCCAGCCGATTACGGGTAGATTCATCTCCGAAGAATACGGGAAGCGCATGCTGCGCCCCCCATGTTCCAACCTGATCTAGTATCCCTTTAAAAGTCATATTGAGTTTTTACGTTATTATCGTACTCGGGCGCGTTTACGTCTGTAATAGTCCGTTTACCCGTCCACGTTCTAGATGTTGTTTGGTTGTACGATCCGCAAAGGGTGATATCTCCGTTTACGACTAGCGTCCCCTTAGATACCCTCGCATTGTCCCTCATTTCTAGAGACCCGGAAACAGTCAAAGCTGACACTGCTACGGCGTTATCTCTCAATATAATATTGCAACTGGGGACGGTAATAGCGGTTGGGGTTAGAACGGCATTATTGGCAACTCGCAACAATCCTATCGTCGTTACATCTCCCAGATTGACGCTACCATTTTCGGTTATACGCAAATTTTGTATGACATTAATTCCTGCCGTTTTTGTAAGCTTCGCGTTGTCATTCATAAAAACAGAACCCCGTATAATCGGACCAGACACAACACAGTTCCCACCGAAGTAGCCGGTACCCGTTACACTCGTATCTGTCAATGTAGCGTTATCCTCTACGCGGATATTACCTTTCATGTTAACCGCCGTTTCCCCTGTGTTCACGATCTTACAACCGTTGTACACCGTTACGGTTACGCCTGCAAGGTCTGCGGGTGTGATCGCTGTGCCCCCGGTTTTGCCGAAGAATAGATACGCATTAGTATTAACTAGCTGTGCCGCCGGAACGCTTGATTCCCCTGTAGCAAGCCCGGTTAGCCCTTTTATAACCCCGTTAATATCAGTACATATAATAGCTCCTTCAACCCTCGCAGGGCAATTTATAGTTAAGCCTTTAGACCCGTTAACTCGGAATGGAACCGGCACGCACACACGGTTTGCATTTGCTGTTACCCCCGTAATTGTTTCGCCAACAACTATGGTGTTAAGCATACCTTGTACCGCACGCGGCTGAACGTTCAGAACCTGCGCCAGTGGATGGCTACGTACTTTGTGACCGAACACGTTCGTACCTGCGAAGTCAAATATACCGCTAACATACGCGTCCTTGTAAATGGTTGTGCCATATGTTGCTGCGCCGCCAGTCATGTTTAGAGACTTGACACTATCGTGCGCTTCTGCTAATGCGCCAAAAACAGACCCAGTTGTAGAATACAAACGATACATTCCTTCAACTTCCGCGCTAGCTAGTATTTGACCGGATGTAATAGCTTTACCCAAATCAGCTTGGGCCAGCGCGAAATCAATATTCACGTAGGTGTTCTTAATCTGCGCATGATGATAGAACACACCATTCGGAACGTTACAACCTTGGAAAACGAAAGGCATGTTAGCCGTTCTAGCTGCGGCCAGTCCGGGAAAGGTCGTAGGCGATACGGCGAAGTTGTTACAGTCGGTAGCCTGAATGCTGCTAGGCGCGTTTACATTTAGGCTGTCGGCCGAGACTGCCCCTGTAAACGTCAAGTTATTAACATTGCTATAAATCCCTACACCCTGCGCATTGTCCTGTGCTGCGTCAATGGCTACATTACACCCGATAAACTCGGACATAAGACGGATAGTTCTATTTGCCGTCGTGCGGCCGTTTATAACTACTTTGGAGTTTCTAATCACGCTATCCGGGTACTTTACGCCGGGGCGGATCTCATAAACGCCGCCCGGTCTGATTGAAGAAATCCCCGTACTAGTCGCTGAGTTGATCTCCACCCGTGAATCAATGATAGATAACTTAGTTTCATAAGTACCTGTAAACGTGATTTGCGCAGCTGTCGCGTCTGCCGGAACGATCGCTTCCCTCGGGGTCTTTGCCAGTCTGATAACCATATACTGACCTGTCGGGACTACCAACGTTGCACCCTCCCCTGTTTGTTTGGAATTAGAGGCCGTCACGCCATTGCCGTCGCGATCTAGAATGACCGCTTGCACCTCATACCCCGGAACGTCACACTTAAGTGTCTTCCCACCGCCTCCTAAAAAGATAGGTCTTTTGCTTCTTATAAAATTGCTATGCGGCGTTTTCATAGATTCGTAGTTACCCCCCTGTACGTACATTATAGTTCCCTGCTCGAAGTCATTCGCCGTTAGCACAACCGTGTCCGCTCCTGTTTGCTCTGATTCAAATCGTAGTTTACTACCAACTACGACGCTAGACCCTAAAATGTCTACGGCGGGTGTGCCTGTGGTGCTTAGTGTGGCCTCGCCTACGTCTACGATCGAATCCCCGCCGATGCGTGCACCGGGGAAGCCGAAGTTGCCCCTAAACAGCCAGCAAGCGCCGTCCTGTGATAATGTTTTCTCGTCGTACACGATGCCGCCCACGTCGCCAATATTGACGTACCGGTCCTGCACCCGCCACGAACGAAGGGCGCGTACCCGTTTGTCGCTCCCTACTGTAATGATCTCATACTTCTTTAATCCCATAACGTTATTCGTTATAATGTTTTTTCATCTCTGCTTTCTGCTTTTCATTCTCCTCGTGACGCTTGGATAGTGCCAGCATCGCGTCCAGATAATTGATCCGCTTCGCCTCCTCGAACGTGCACTTGAACAATTCCGCCGTAGCCTGTACGAGTGTCAACACGTTCTTTGCCTCCTTGATCGGATCATCTTCCGGCGTGCTCCCTGCATCGAAAGGGAAGAGGCGTTTCTCTAGTCCGTCCGCCGTTTCTATCTGTTCCTTGATGTACTTAGTAGCACACAACAGATGGTAGACGTTATCCGGCGCATACTCCGCGGGCTTGTGCTCGATAGGCGTACACCACTTCGTAACCTTCTCTGTTGCCGTCTCGCTCCTTCTCGCCTCTATAACCTGCCATAGTGTTACATCTTCGATCCGCGGTATGCGGTATATCAGCTTGCCATTTTTTACAATAAAAGGGTCGGCCTTAGCGTACTCTGCCACCGCGTTTAATGTCGCTGCTTGGTCAGAAGTTAGGCTGCCCTTGTAATTCGGATGCAAGTTACAAATATATTCTAATTGTTTGCGGTTGTAATACCCACAAATTTTCCACCACAAGCGGCGGAACACGTTTTTAACCTTTCCTTTCCACCCGGTCGGTGCTTGCAGGATCAACCACTCCATGCCATAAAACGCTGTTTTACTCATATTCAATCAGTTCTAGTTCTTCGTAATAATACCGCTCTTCAACGTTCGATCCGTCCCACTGTACGACCACGCCTAACACACCGGTCTCTGTAACCGTCCCGGTGTTCCCGGCGTAATCGTATTTAATGCGCACCCGATCGTCCACTCTCATGTTGCAAATCTAATCATTATTCGCGTATCTCGGGCGGTATTTACGTATAAGATAATCAACGCCGTAACGTATTGCGTCCCAAGCGTGGTTGTAATCGTCTATCGGCTCGTTCGTGTACGTGTCGGTTAGGTTGTCCTTGACATACGTGTAATTATCCGCCTCGTCCAGTACGTTCGTGCTCCGCTTCGTAACAAACAGGTTGAACTGCTTAACCTGCTGGATGCCCGCCCGGATCGATCCTTTCCCCTTGATACAGGGGATCGTGTTGCAGCCTAGGCCGCGTAACTCTATAATAGACTTCTGCTCCGCGTTGTCACATACCGTAATGGTGCGGTCCAGTCTTTCCGCCTTAAGCCGTTCGGCGATCGTGCGGTTAAGCATCTTGGTTTCGTAGCACACCTCGTCTATGTACAGGTTCATTCCACGCATGTATATTTTAACGATAGCGGTCGGATCGTTCTGAAAGCCAAAATCAAGCCCTGTAACGAACTTTACGTCCTCGCCCGTTAAATCCTCCGGCAGCGCCTCGATCGTCTCAATTTGGGGATATACGAGGCCTTCCAGCCCGCCCGTCAGTCCTTCACCGTAGACGCGCCACCAATTAGTGTCCTTTGCGTTCCGTTCGATCGCTTCTACCTGCTGCTTCGACAAGTACGGGTTATCCTTGTAAGTGCTGTGTATCGTTACGTACTTGTCTCCTGTGAAGTCCGTCTCACCCCAGAAGCGGCGCACCGGGTTAAAGTCAATGATAACCTTAAGCGTCGTACGTACGTCCAACTGTCGAAAGATCTCGCGGGGTATGCGCTGCGCCTCGTTGATGAAAAGGATGTCACGCGCCGGACCGTGGACCTTCGACGCGTTGTCGCACCCGAAGAACTCGATACACACGCCCGGTTTCACCGTGTAGATCATATCAGACTTGTTAAGCGCGTTGTCGTCCCAGATCCCCTCGTCCAGTAACATGTTCTGGAAGTCGCGGAACATGCCGCGCTTGATGGCGGGTAACGTGTCGGTAACACACGAGATCAGAAGCGGGTCCGGGCTTTCCCTAGCCACAAGGTAAAGAAGCTGTAACGCGCTCCACGTCTTAGAGGAACGCGTACCACCTTTGCTCGCGATCCCTCGTATGTTCGGATCGACGAAGTAGTCCAGCATCTTATTGAAGACATAGGTACAATTCATTTCTTCTCCTCCTCGCCTTTATGATCCTTCTTGAAGTCTTTCAGCTTTCCCATCCTTGCAGACACTTTCGGATCAGTCACGTTAACAGTCAAACCGCCCTTGATGGCTTCACCGTTAGACGTGTAGTCCATCTGCATCTTGATCCCGCGTAGCGCCCTAATATATTGCGCGTCAAATTGTCCGACGCTCGCCCCTTGATCCATATCCGCCGCGATCTCGGCTCGTATGCGGTCTATCGTCTCTACAAACTCCTCGCATACTGACAAACCGAACTCTTCGAAGTTCTTCATATAAGTGTTGCGGCGTTCGTGCAGGTACTTCACCCCAACCCCCAGGAACGCTGTAAACTCGCTTTCGCTTTGCAGGTGCTTCTTCGGCACTTCATAGAGCGTTCCGGCAGCCGGGCCGGACTTTATCGCCTCGTACACTATAACGGGCGTAGCTTCGCACCAAGCTGTGTAGATCGCGTACGCTTCCCACAGCTCGGCGGGGTCTTGCCATACAGGCGTTTTACCGAATCGGCGCGTAGCCAGTTGGTAGCACCTGGTACACTCGAACGAATCGGAGAGGTATTGCGTAGACGCGTACGTCGGCCGGATCGCCCCATCGCCACACACCGCTTTAATTCTCTCCGCCGCTACGGGCTTCTCCTTTGGAAGCTCTACGGGCTTCGTAGTTTCTGTTATTTGTTTCTTCTTTGTAGCCATATAATTTTTATTTACAATCTCTTACAAAAGTAATCATTTCGTCCGTCTCAGACGCCCTGTACACCTATACAATCCGTTAAATGCGTGTTAACTGATTCAAACACAACACTTTAGTTAAATAAGCCGTTTTTATTGTAAAAGATATGATTATGCCATCTTTTACGCCCTAACTAACTGCATATCAGTAAATTACGGGCGAAAAACGACAAATGTAAAAGATAAAAGATGTTTTCCCTATTAATTCTAAAATAAAAAATAACACAAAAAAAAATTATTTATTTAAACAATAGTTTATTTATGTTAATGAAATTATTAATATTTATCTGTAAGTAAATAGGATATATCTTTTACATCTTTTACAATATAGCTGAAAAGCCCTATTTATCGGCATTTAGGTGTAAAAGATACAAATTTTAATCTTTTACATCAAAAACTTGAAAAGTGCGTTCTACGCCTTGTGGGGACGATTCGTCGTAAAAGATGATTTTGGATTGTAAAAGCTGAATTTGGCTACTTTTTTGTCAAAAACGCACCCTTTTAGTTAAAATACCGTTAAATTCAACCATTCTCTCTAAAAAATTTTCTCTCACAAAGTTTTTTCCGAAGTGCGTTAAATTTTTTAACTAAAAAGCGTATTAACGTTTTTATACGAAAACACGCTTTTTAGTTAAATCCATTTAACAGTTCAAGTTGTACATAACCACCCAATCGGCAAAAATATCTTTACACTGCCATTTTTCCATACGCTCCATCTTTTGCCACCTCATAGTCCGATAGTCCAAAACATCTAGCGTCATACTCCCATCTCGATATTTGTTGACCCTATACAGCACGGAAACTTCTATCCCGTTCCGGTTAGTCGTCGTGTCATTGCTTGCGTAGATCGGGCGCTCTATATCGTCGTTCTCGAATGGTCCAACACGCTTCTTCGAAATGTCACGGTATAACATGTTCTCAATAGTCGGTATGCGATCCGGCTGCATCCGCGTATTGCGGTCGTCCCGCACCTTGCTAGCCGCATTTATTATATCAGGCAACATGTTACAAAAAGTAGACGCGTTAACAATATGGAAAGGCTTTCCCTTCACTTTCGCTATTTGAACTTTGTTCGCCTCGAACCAGTTGAACAAGAAAAACGCGTGTAGGTTATAAAGGCACGCCATCTCCTCGACGACTAAAACTCTTTTTGATTTTCTCTTAATATATGGTGTCGGCATACTATAAATTATTTAAGATACATACTAAAACACAACCTAAAGCGATCCCCGCCGCGATTGCCAGGACCATTTGCCCCAGCATTTTCAATCCGTCCTTCATCATAGCTTCAACGCTTCTTTAAGTTTGCCAATCAAACACAGCGCCTCAACCCTCGATAAGTCCACCCGGCGTTGCGGCTCGTTCTTCCTGTAAATCGTGATGGTTGTAATCTCTTTAGCCGTACTCGGTACGCGCTCGGCATATACCATAACTCTCTCGGCTTCCGCCTTATCTATCTTCACTCTCATATTGTATTGCGCTTTCTCCGCGCGATCCAGTGCCGTTTTAAAACGCCCGGTTCTGATGCCCGCTGCTTCTTGTTCCTTCATTTCTTGTTCTCTGAATAAGTGTTCCATGTCTGCCATAACTTAAAATATTAAATCGGTTAAATACTTTATTAAATAATCCAGCCCGACCACCAGCATAACGCCGTGTCCGATCACCCCGCCGACCGCGGTTAGCGCGAAGTCCACGAAATCAGCCTTACCGCCGTACAGGTGATCCTTTATTTCCATCCCCAGCCCGACGCCGGTAGTGAACGGAGCGCCGCATACCGCGCCTAGCGGGATGGCAAATAAGAAATGTTTCCAACGGTTCGACGCCTTCCACCACTGTAATACTTTCTCGTGCCATTTCATGTCTACCACCTCTACGGATAACTTTTTGGAAAACGGCACGAATTCGCCAACGCCATTTGTTATCGTGGCGAACCCGGTCCTTCCGTCTAGCGGCTTATACGCGTTCATCATAGTGCCCGCTACGGGCACCTCGCCTAAATACTCGAAGCGCGCTCTACGCCAGCCATCATTCAATAATACTACATCATCTTTTTTGTAATTTGTTGTTTTCATACGAATAAATTTTTTAATATATGCTCAATAACTCTAACCGTCCAGCCGTTCCCGCACATGCGGCATATCTGCGTGTCAGACACTACCCACTCGTACCAATCCGGTACGGTTTGCAGGCGCGCGCATTCTACCGGCGTTAAATGTCGTATTCCCGCCCTGGTCTGTAACATGTTAAGCTTTTTCACCGTGGTAAGGCAATTGGACTTTCCATCCGTTCTCCGGTATAAATGTTGTCTCCACACCCCATCGGCGCACAACTGCCCCCTGCTAGCCACTACTACACCGTCCTTGTCGTCTTCCAGTATGTCACGGATAAACACCCCTTCATCTTCCGGCTGCGCGATCTGCGCAATGTTTGTCCAGTACAACCGCTTCCGGATCTGTGCTGATACAAGGTTGCTGTTAATCATAACGGGTTCAACTCCGATCGCATTAGTTAAGACGGCTTCCCACTTCTTCGACATCTTAACGTTTTCCAACAAGAATTTAACGTCCGGGTTGTACTTCCGTATTTCGGTCAATATCCGCATATATTCCCAAAACAGATACGATTGCCCAGTAAACTCGAATCCCATTATTTTAAGATCCAAATATTGATCCAGGTCCGTTACCTCTACGTTCTCCGTGGTCGTCATCCCCTCTTGTTTTCCCGCGAAAGAAAACGATTGGCACGGGCTCCCGCCTATAATCAAATCGATCTTATCCAGATTCGACACGTCCACCTGTGTAACGTCCCCTATATGTATCGTGTCGGGAAACACGTGGCGCGTCTGCTGTATGGCGAACTTATCCACCTCGGAAGCGTAGTACTTATCCGGGAAACAACCTAGATTAGTAAGGGCTATCTGCCCGCAGCTCATGCCGTCAAATAAACTCAATACATTCATACTCTATAATTGTGATTTATGAATAAATAATTTTTCCGATTTTTTTGTTGCGCTGCTTCCCGGGCTTACTCCGGAAGCCACCTCCTTACCCCACACGCAGATAAAATCCTTGGGTGCTTCATATCCGGATACAAAAACCTCATGCCCCCGGAACACCATTTCTCTGCACCAGTCCCAAAGCCTTGAATGATCGATACTATACTGGTATTTAGTGGTGTTCGCATACGGAGGGTCACAGTATATGATAGATTTTTCCGGTATGGCAAGCTCTGAATAGTCTTGGTTTTCGAATGTAACTCCGTTTAGCGACGGAATTTGCTTTAAAATATTCCGCACACTCTCCCCGATATAATCACGAACGCCCCTTTTATCACGGCACTCATGACCCGTATACCCCGCGAAAAATTTCCCGTTAAAGCTAGCCATGAATCCGACCCAACCAATAAAGTGGGCAGGGTAATAATCTAAATCCCATTTGTAACACGACCTTGCGATCTCGTAACAGTCTACGGGTATTGTACTAGGAGGGTCCCAACCGGTTGTAAGCGCCTTGAACATTTCTATTAAATACTTATTAACGTCATTAGCTATCCGGAGTCCCGTTACCTTGGCCATCGTGTTGCACCCTCCGCAGAACGGCTCTACATAATATTGATCCTCGGATCGGTTAGCCAATATAATCGGCAGAATGTCTTTGGCTATCCGAGCTTTGCTCCCCATGTATATCATATTCTATATTTTTTAATTAGTTCTTTTACCATATTCATAAGTCCGTTTTGCGTATCGGCCTTTCCGCTTAACGCCGCTATAACCCGTTCGTCTATCGTGCCTTTCGTTACGATATGGTGAACAAACACGCTATTCTTTTGTCCCTGTCTCCATAACCTTGCGTTGAACTGCTGATAAAGTTCCAAGCTCCAAGTAGTACCGTACCATATTATACGGTTTCCTCCCTTCTGCATATTCAGACCGTGCCCCGCGCTAGCCGGATGAGTAACTAATACGGGTATCTGTCCCTCGTTCCACCGGCGTACGCTATCCACTCCGTCCAGCGCCTCCGCTCCAAAACCTTTCAAGGCTTCCAGTATGCGCGCCTTCTCGTGTTGGAAGTTGTACGCCACCAAGACGGGCGCGCCGTTCGCGGCTTCCACCATCTCAACCAACGTTTCCAGCTTCTCATCGTGCACGGTGCGTATGTTCCGGTCCGCATCGTAAACCGATCCTCCTGCGAACTGCAAGAGTTTGTTTGATAGGGCGGCGGCGCTTAGCGCTGTGATCTCCGTGTAATCGTAGTTGGCATCCCGCAACATCTCTAACACTTGATCTTCTTCGAACTTCTCGTACATTCTCTTCACTTTGGCCGATAGTTCTACGTAGTTGTTCACGTATGTAAGTTCCGGCATATCCAGGAAGTCTAGCGCTTTCATCGATAATGTGATGTCGGCTATCTTCTCGCCTAATACCGCCTCGGTTGTCGCTAGCGGTTTGTACTCGTAAACTATCCCGCCGTTTTGCGCTCCCGGCCTGAAGTAGTTGGCCCTGTAATCGGTTATTGTCTTTCCCAGCCGTTGCCCGCCATCGACTAAATACATTTGCGCCCACAGGTCAATAAGCCCGTTCGGCGCGGGCGTTCCTGTCAGACCTACCACCCTGCTAACACTGCGCCGGATAATCTTTGCGGCCTTGAAGCGCTTTGATTGGTGATTCTTGAAAGAGGAAAGCTCATCGAGTACTAACATGTCGTACGGTACTTTAGACCCGCCCCACATTTGCAGAAGCCAAACAAGGTTGTCACGGCTCACCGTGTAAACGTCTGCGTCAGCCCGTGCGGCGATCTCGCGTTGCTTCGCCGTGCCTTTTATCACCGACAAACGAAGGTGGCGGATGTGCCCCCAGTTCTCGATCTCTTCCCCCCAAGTCATTTCGGCGACGCGCTTTGGCGCTACGATCAACACTTTAGTTACCTCGAACTCGTTTATTAGATCGGCTACGGCTGTTAGCGTGCTCACCGTCTTTCCCAGTCCCATATCAAGGAACAGGGCCGCGTCCGGATGTTCCTTGATATGTTCTACGGCGGTACGCTGGTAGCCGTGTAAATTACTCCTCTGTAACATGCTCTATAAATTTTACGTAATTATCGTCCATCCGTTCTCGGGGGACACAAGGTACATGGTTGCAATACCGATAATTGAAGAGCGCACAACCGTAGCAACACTTCTCTTCATTGTGTTCTACCACTTCTACTACTCTACCCCCGAACGCTAATACTTTACCTACTGGGTACTCCGTGTGCTGCTTAAGTTTTTCCAGTTCTTCAAATATCACGTGTTGCCCGTCCTCGCGCGAACACTCGGAGCAATCTATATCCCCAGCCTTGCATCGTGGTGTGCTGCCTATCTTTGTGAAGAAAACGCACCCACTGCATAAACCATTACTTCTTACACATTGAACGGTCTTACCTTCGTCAGTGGTGAATACTTCACCTACTCTATACTCTTTCATAACCCTAAATCTTTTTTGTACAACATATCGTAAATATCGTCTAATGTGTAACGTTCCGGGAAACATTTAAGCACTTCGGCGAGCACGTCCAGTATATCGGGAATCTGTGATTTAATCCCTAAAAGGTCTTTGATCGCTGCCGCCTTGTCAGCGTTAAATACTTCTTCCTTGTACACCTCGGCTATTGTGTCAGCTCCTTCAAACACTACGTTGTCACCCTTGTGCAAGTCCCTACGGATATACTCGCGTCTTAATATGCTATCCGGCACTTCGGATATTAAATACTGTTGCAGGTTCTCCGGTAATTGCTTGATAGCGTCCCCGATCGCGTAGCCCTCGGCGGGCGTTCCGTTCGCCATCTTCGTAACCATATCACAAAATAGATTGATGCGGTCTACCTTTAGTTTCTTGTTGAAGTCTACCATTATTCGATCCCTCCCTGAATTACAATTAAATCCCTAATATTAACTGTCACCGCTTTATACCCTAGCTCGTTAGTGTATGCGAAGTCACAGTTGCATTTAACCTCTACTGTATCGTGATACTTGAACGCTAAAAACCAACACGTATATATCTTTCCGTCTCTCTGAAAGGCTAGCTCCGAGTCTGCTGTCATTTCGCGAATGAATCTCGCTTGGTCTTTCAGATCTTCAAATCTGTACGCAAATAGCGTGACGCGGTCTGTCATTGCAAGGTGAAAACCTTTGTTGTAGAGGTGCATGTTAAATTGCTTTTCGTTCTCGAAACTCTTCGTTTCGTTTCCGCACCTTGCTATGATCCGCCCGTTTTGGGCTCTTGATACTTTTAGTAATTGCCCGTTGTTGTTTCTATATACTTCCATGATGATCTTATTTATTATTGGTTATTGCTTCCGCCATCTTCTTCAATTCTTCAATACATGTAATCTCGTCAATTACCTTGTACCCTATAGCGATGGCAAGCCTTTGAGCCATCCTTGATTTCCCAGCTCCCGCGTCTCCGATGATTAAAACTTTATCTTTCATATTCTTTTGGGTTTTGTGGGCGGTGTTACCCGCCCGGGTTTATTATTCGTATGGATTATACATTTTATAGATTAATACGGGCATATCCGAATAATCTTCAAAGGCTTGCTCGTACGCCTCGCGCGCTTCGTCCTCTGTCTTTTCAAACAACCGGATAGCGCAGCCCGTTCCTACGACTATAGCGTAGTTCGATTTTTCTTTAGAGGGTTCGCCGCTCATGGCCTTCGTTGTAGATACCTCTAGGATCGCGCTCTTCGCTAGTCATTTGAGATTTATACTTTTTAAAATACTCTCTCATTCCGTTTTTAAGTTCTTCCAGTGTCATATCTTCTAATTTTTATTTGGTTATTTCCTTTTGACACTCAAAGATACGACTAATCATCAGGCCACCAAAATATAGGATAGACTATTAACATAAATTCGAACTAACCACCATGAGTTAATGCCCGTTAACATAAAAGTCTATCAAGTCCTTCAAATCGTTGTACTCGTCAGGGTTAGACACTACACGTACATTGAAGTCTAGCGCGGCGATCCGATCCAGTATAACCCGCTGTATCGGTCTAGGCTTGCATCCCGTAGACTTGAACTCAACAAAGATAACCGTCCCGCCTGGTAACAAGTACATTCGATCCGGCAAACCATTTATAAATTGGGATAGCAGCTTTACTGCCATCCCTCCTTTATTCTCGACGTACTTAGACATAGTACGCTCGAATGCCTTTTCGCTAGTTTCCGTTGCCTTCATTCGTTGGTACGTTAATATGCAGGCTTGCGCCGTTTGCCACTTTGCACGCTTTCCGTAGTGCTACGTAATTCTTCCGGGCTGTTACGGCTTCTGTCCATGTCAGACGGGCACACCCTTCCAAGTTCTCCCATACTCCGCGGCGATCGTTATACGTTTGTAACTTATGCAGTCCGCAAAATTCTCCTGTACTCTTGTCCGGTGTGATCCGGGTTGTGCCATCGCGCGACTTTAGTTTTTTCCTGTTACTCATTGCAATACTCCTTTACTAAAATTTTTGCTGTTTCTTCCGGCGTTGCTATTCTAAGCCCGTTATCTAGGCGCACAACGCATTTTTCGTTCGCCGGGAAGTTAATCCCTAAATCCACCAATCTAACACACTTTGCGGTTACGTTATCTAGGTCTACGGAATCCACGATATAAAGAGAGTTTTGTGCTCTTAAATACGTTCCGGGTCTGATATTGCCGTACTTCTTGCAAAGCTCTTCGCGCCGTTTCGCTATGGCTTCCTCGCGCTTTTTGTTCTTCCATTCCTCCTTTAGCCGGACTAGCTCGGATATTGCCACGTCGTTAGGAATTACTTCCATAGCCTTGCTACTTCCCACCAAAAACTTTTGTCCCTTCTCTGTGCCTGATAGGACCGCTACTAACTTCTCGTTGTTATCGTTGACCTCTAGTACCATAGCTAACACTTTCTCGTCTCCAAACATCATGTGCACATATTCATACACTGCCACCTGTGGAGCTTCTTCCATCGTTCTAAGGTCTTTTAAGTTCATTCTTATCCTATATGATTCCATCATAGAACACCTACGGTTTAGAAAATCCTTCGTTCCGAAGTCTCCGAACATTTGGCGAAGAACGTGTTTATAGTCCTCTACGTTGTCCCAGTCCTCCGGGCGGAATGGAGTATGCGTGAATATCACAAAAGTTCCGCCGCCATCTTCCGAAACACGCCACGCGTTTGTATTCTGAACCATCCACTCACATATAACATCTACTTGGCTACGTCTTAGACGTAATGCGCCATCTCCTAATATTATTTTAATTAGGTTACAGGATAAATTCCCAGCTCTTAAATCTTTGATGATTTGGTTTTTAAAACTTTGTTCTTTACTTTCCATACAATAAAATTTAATAAGTTTAATTGGATAATACGCGGCGATCGCGATAAGCGCCACCGCTAATATAATATATAATATCATTCCTTTGTTACATAAGTTAGATTAACACATTTTACTGTGTACCCTTGCGCGGTGTAACAGTCGGTGATATACCGCCTTTCCGCTTCCAAATCTTCCACCACATACGCCCCTACCTCGGCGTAGTCTCTTACAATAGTTCCCGTTGTGGTTACTATATTGGCTCTTAATATCTGTACCATAGCTTTAAATATTAGTTGTTGGCTCGCAACACAATAAAATGAATAATACAAACAGGATCGCCCAAAACGTGTAAACTACAAATTGTTTCATATCAATACACCCAAATATTAATTTTAACCCCCAAAAATTTTTCCATCTGCTTTGCGGTTTCTACCGCTAGCTTGTACATAAACTCTACATACTCGTTATAGGTAGTTTCCTCGTAACCATTAACGGCGTAATTTAAGCTCCAATAGTATTCGCCATCCTTGTAAATTTCGTCGGCGGTGCACCTAACTCTATTTGCTTTCAGCCCCAAGTCACATATAATATGTTTTGTTACCCAGTATTCGCTGTTAGCAAACTCCTCGTCAATTCGTTTTCTCACTAAATCCATTATTATAATATTTTAAAGGTTGATATTGCATGATTAAAATCTGATTCGCTAGCGTTCCGAACTGTGTGCATATCCTTCGTGAAGTATTTGCCCGGATATTTTGTAGCGCGTATTTTGATAATTTCTTCAAAGGAAAAGGCTTTCAACGCCTTAACCAGCTTCTGCATTTTCATTGAATCCCGCTCGAGGGCTTTTTTAGTAGGTTCTCCGAAGAAGCCTTTCTTGTTCCAAAAGCGGCGGCGGGCTTTTAGTTCCGCCTCGCTTAGTTCTCCTATATTCTGTTTCATATCTCATTGATTTCAATAATTGATAACCCGTTTTTCAGGTTCTTTTCTACTTGGCGTCTAGCGTCTTTAACATCTTTTGCCCGTACACCGACCCATGATCGATAAATCTCATTTCCGTAAACTACTTCATAATGTTTCATAATTATAATACTTTAATATGTTATCGTGAAAGCAAAGGTACGGTTTATTTTGATACCACCAAAACTTTTCTCAAAAAACTTTAGTATATTAGCAAAAATAAAGTCTCGCGTATCACTACGAAAGACTTTTTAACTGAAAAACCACCCTAAAAATATTAACCTTAAAAATTAGAAAAGAAAGTTTTGTTTTAATTCGGTATCGCAAAGGTAGCATTTACTTTTTAATATCCGCACCGCGACGGGTATAAACTACTTGTGCGCCGTACAATTTCGTTCTTTTTAACGTTCCTTTGCGCCAACCTTTCATTTGTCGTATTGCCAAAGACAATTCGCGCCCTTTCGCGCTTGTATAATCTTCTTTCCGGCGTCCCATCGCGTCTACCCAAAGTTCCATTAAACAGAACTCATTTTTAACCGTGTCGCCGATCTCACCCAGACCGCCCGATAGAAAGTCTGCGCGCTGCTGCTCCGTACGATTGTCGTAGTCAGCCGGGAAAAGCTTGTCTACATAGTTCTCTATAATACCTACTAGCGGGCTTTCTTCCGTAAACTCCTCGCGTCCCTTGTTGGCTATCGCTTCGGCTTCGTCAGACAAAACAAGGCTCTCACCCATCATATACAGTTCCATAGCTTCCGCCCAAAGTTGGTCTACCACTTTCTCGAAAGATTTTTCAAATAGCTTGTGCGTGTTCTTGTTGGCGCGTACCTCGATAGGAAAGAAACGGCGGTTTCCGGTCTTGTCCTTCAAAAACTCATCGTCATTGGTAGACCCGAAGAACACACATTGGCGCCTGTGTGTCTTGACGCGGCGGGCGTATGCGCTACGATATGTATCTTCCCGCTTGCTGATAAAGTTCTTCGTGGCTTCCACGTCCGAACGGCGAAGGGCTGATAACTCGGCTAGCTCCACGATCCAAGCATGTTGTATCGCTTCGTATGCTTTTTGCCCGGATATGTCGGTTAATGAATCATTAAACCAACCTTTTGAAAGGGACTGTATAAGCGTGGACTTTCCCGCGCCCTGCCCGGAATACATGACAAGCGCCGTATCAAATTTACGTCCCGGCTCGTACACCCTAGCAACCGCGGCAACTAACATTTTGCGGAACGCCTCGGACACGTAAATACTAGGCTCTGCCCCCATGTAGTCAACCAAGAAATTATCTATTCGTTTCACGCCGTCCCATCTTTGCGCCTCTAGGTATTTCTTGATAGGATGGAAAGCGTTTTCACTGCAAACCTTTTCTAGTGCGTCGGTTAGCTTGCTGTCATTATAAATACCGTGTAAATCCTCTATACGTCCACGGATAATCGCTACGGCGGTATCGTCCAGCACATCACCCTTCTTGATGTCCTGTGAAAAAAACGGTGTACGGGTGTACACGATCGTATCAAGAAACAAGTCATAAGCTAACAGATCATTGAGTAGGGGATCGCACTTGAAAGCATTAACGAAATTGCGAACGGTGCACATTTTATTGCCCTTCTTATCCAAGTCCCAAACAAGTTCAGCGGCGGTCTGCGCGTCTGCCTTTACGTCTTCGTCGTATGCTTCGAAGTCGGTTAGGTCATCGTCCACGGCTACCATATCTTTAACGCACTCCTTATCGGCGCGAATTAGTTTGTTCATCTCGCGGGTACTATCTTCCTTACCCAGGTGCCCGAATTTGTGCACCCGTACGAGATCATAGGCGTTGTATACGTGTCCGTCTCCGATCGGGTCGGTTGAATGGTGGGAAAAACAAAGTACATCGTCGTACACAACTAAACCAGCCGCACTCGATCCAAGAGCGTATGTATAACGCCCGTTGTCTACCTCCGTGTAAACGTCTGATAGATATTTTTCTATTGCTGCCTGTATCGTGTACGCGCGGCAAAACGCGCCTACTAAACCCTCTTTATCTCTAGGGTCTTTTGCCATCTCCTTATTAACGATCGCTCTTGTCTCCCGGTCTGTGTCCGAATGGAAAGCCCAGTTGCGCACGTCTCGCCATTCTTCACTGTCTCCGTACAAACCTATTAGATACTCCGCGCTGATCGGTTCTCCTTCGAACACTTCGAAAAGTCCGGTTTGATCTTTTGAAAGGGACTGCCAGTACATCATGCGTTCCGGTTGAAACGTTGTTTTGTCAAACAGATCAATACCTAACAACTCGGCTACTTTACGCGCCGCGGCTTCATACATAACAACGTCTGTAACCTCTTCTTTGAAAGGCATGATAAGGCGGTAACGGCGCGCTCCCGGTCTATCCGAACGCGTTGTGTATATAACCGCTGCGTATCCGTGAAAACGATCCTCAAAGTCTATCGGGAAAAGATCATCGGCAAAGTCAATATCTAACGTTATCATAGTACGGGATATAACCGCCTTCTTAAGGCGTTGCGATCCTGAAAGCTCGCCCGCCATGAATCCGCCTACGTCTTTCAAAGACGATTTGGCGGGCTTGTCTAGCTTATCGTACTCGCGTACCGTTTCGTTAGTGATAACGGGCGTACCTAAACGTTTTACAAAATCGTCCCATGTGAGGCGCACTGCCTTCCATTTCAGAGACGCTGAAGAACCTGCGAGCGATAAGGTGTATTTTTCCATGTTAATTAATCTTTCTTATAATAATTACTAGTGAATCCTTCTGCCTTTAGCGGAATACCGAAAACTTCTGCCCATTTTGGTGTAGCTGCCATAGCTGTACAAATTTCCTCTAGCGAAACAACGGGGTCGCCAAAATCATCTAAGGGCGTTTCGTTAACGGTTTCATCGTGTATATGTCCCACGATTTTAACCATAGGGTAACGTTGTACAATTGTCTGCATACCATACGCCAAAAGGTCGCGGCTGATAGCCTGCGTTATATTTTCGGTTAGCTTTCCGCCGTATGTATCTAAGTCCGCCCATTTGCCCGTGAGGTCTTGACCTTTGTACGTAATAACCTCTCTATCACGTCCGTGCACGCTTTTTGTAGCGATCCGGCAAAACGGGTAAAACAAACGACGGCCCGAAGGTAATAAAATCGCTAGAGAATTATTTTCATTAAACCATTGAAATGCGCAAACGTGTACACCGTACCGGATAACCTGCACGTCCTTTTTGTTCCTAATACAGAGTTTCGCCCGGCTGTCCAGGGCTTCCCAAAATTCCACGATCCGCGGTGATGCTTCGCGCCACCTCAAAATAATATCCTTGTACAACGACGGATCAATAGCGTTTTCATAGTCCATTGCAGACATAGCGCCTACCCAACCACCATACCCTAATGCAAGCTCGGTTACCTTACCCTGTTGGCGGTAGTGAGTACCTTTGCCGCACTCCTCGACGGGTAGCCCAAACGTCATACTAGCGGAAACGGAGTAAATGTCCTTGCCATGCCTGAAAGCGTCTATGCGCCAATCTTCACGGCAAAGACAAGCCAGTACACGGGCTTCAATAGCTGAATAGTCGGCGATATGGAATGTAGTGCCCTCCGGTGCTACAAACGTTGTTCTGATAAGCTGCGATAACGTGTCGGGCACATCCCCCCAAAACGTTTGGAAGTCCGCCAGACAAAGGTGTTTAACGTTATCGCGTGCGCCGTCTAGATCGTGTATATAGTTACGCGGTAAATTCTGCATTTGGACTAGTCTACCGGCCCATCTGCCAGTACGGCCCGCGCCATAGAAACGGTACAAACCATGTACACGTCCGTCGAAGCACACGCAATTACGCATCGCGGTATATTTGGCATTGCTCGTCTTGTTTATGATCTTTCGGGCGTTTAGTACTTCGTCTACCCGTTCGTTGTCGCACTCCTGCGTAATCTCCTCTATGTCCTCTTTGCGGAATGAATCGAAAGACTTTCCGGTGTTGATTAGAACAAAGTCCTTAAGTTGCATTGTAGACTTTAAAGAAGATATGCCGTACCTAGTTTTAATCCGGTTCTTTAAGTCCTCGCAAAATTCCTCGTTCAGAGCGTCTGCCCGTTCGGCTAGTTCCATGTCCACGGCTATGCCGTTGTCGTTTATGTCTTGGTCCAGCCTGTACAGGTCTATTTCCGACTGTGGGAACTTACAGTAATTTAGGCGTGCCAGTGCTTCACGTTCTGAAAGAATGTCGTAACGTAGGTAATCTATAAACTCTTCCCACTTTTCCGGATAGTCTTTTGACAAGTTCCGGTACTCTTCCGGGTTCGCTTTGGCCGGCTTCTGTGGTTGGCAAAAGAATTTTATAAGGGCTAGACCTGTGCCCTTTTTGCCCTCTTTCAGATCAAGGGCTTTAGAAAGGTTTCCCAAGCTTTCGGGGAATCCGGCGTATAGTGCCATAGTTGCGGTACATAGGAAACGTTCCGCGGGAATGTCTACCCTATACGCTTTCAAACACAGGCGTTCAAATTGGGCGTTGTGTGCCACAATCGTATATTGGGGTGACAAGATGAGACGAGCGAAAGCAGCAAATTTTATGATCGATCCGGGCTGTGTCATATCAATGATATTAACGTCTCCGTCCTCGATCGCGTAACCTATCAAAAGTATTTCAAAGTCGGGCGATTGCGTATATCTGTACGCGCCGCCGCTCTTGATGTCCTCGCTTGAATAAGTTTCAAAATCTATAAAAATTGGTTTCATGTCTTCTAGGAGTTTTTAAAGTTAAAGCCGCGCCGCTTCTACTCGGCACGGCTTTTGGGAATCATTTTACACCTGTTTTAACGAGATTGATTAATAATTAATTTAATTGTTTATAATAGAGATAATTGTTTAAAATGGAAGGTTTTCGTTCATTCCGAAAAGGTCGTCGTTTTCGTCCTCTAAGTTTTCGAAGTCGTTGACGCTTGATCCGCCGTCCAGTCTATCGTCATCGGTTACTTTCTGTATCCCGTTCAATCCGGCTGTGATACCGCGGTTGTCGGCGCTCATGTTGTAGCCGTACAATGAGATGGAAGCTACCCCCCAAGAGCCAGAATACATATCTTCCTTCACTGTGATCGGGCGTTTTCCCTTGTCGATTACGATCGGTTGTCCGTGTTCCTCCTTGCGCTTCGCAGTGATATAGTACATACCTTCAAATCCGGCCTGTCCTTCTTTCTCCGGCGCGTCGCCATCCTTTAACGGGCTTTTGTAGTTTTCCGGTACACGTCCCTTAAATTTAGGTTCTCTTGCAAAATACTCCTGCGCTTCCGCCTTGACCGCGTCATTAATTTGCTTAACTAGAGCGGTGTCCGTTTTTGGGATCAAAAGCACGACACTGTAATGGAAATCCCCTATTCCGTTGAATTGTTCTGCCTCGAAAACTCTTACATAAGAGAAACGCACGTTTTTTAAGATCAATTTTCTACTCATAATTTTTAAGATTTTAATTTGGTTCAAAGATATTACATCATTTTAAACTTCAAACCTGTTATATATTCTTTAATTGTTTTTTTTTTTTTTTTTTTTTTTTTTTTTTTTTTTTTTTTTTTTTTTTTTTTTTTTT